ATGCCAACTGGCGAAAGCCTTCTAACATTCAACATGGAGGAATTAAACTCATGATCAACACCGAATGGCGCCAACTTATCGAGGATATTGATGAGTTGGACAAACAACTTATCAACACAACTAACACATTGGAGTATGAATCTTTGCTATTACAAATTGAACATTTAGAGACTAAATTGCAGCAGGTAACTGTTGTTTAACTCCGCTTCGCGGGGCCAAATTACACATTACTCTAGCACTCACTCACTAACACAAACACTCTAACTCAAATGACTATGAAATTTCAAATCACCGGAATTGAATTTGACTTGAATGATGATTATGATTGTGGTGAGGATATTGATACCGAAATTCTACAAGATCAACTTCAAAGAGGATATATCGGACAAGTTTGGACTGTAGATGAAGAGGATGAACTTGTAGATCTAATTAGTGATAAATCTGGTTGGTGTGTTAATTCCATTCAATACGAACAAATCAAATGATTAAAAAACATTAATAAATGTATTAATTAATGTATAAGTGTTGATGAGATAGTTTTGCCAAATCACACACTACTTTAGCACTCACTCACTAACACAATCGCCATGTTCTTTGAGATTATTTCCATTGCGTTCGACGCTTCAGATGAAGATCGAACAGCACAACAAGCACACAACTTAGAGATGGAACTGAATAACGAGTTTAGGGGATTGCTAATAGAAGCTAACAACTCAGATGAAGTACCTGAGCTAGTTGAAACACTAGCTAGGGTTCCCCTTGCTGACATTATGGTTAAGCCTGTGCATCCTTTCCTCAAACTCAACCACTAATCATGGCACAAACACTGCAACAACTCAAAGACTCAGTTGATCTTCTTATCGCAGAACAGGGACACAATGCGCCATGTTCTGCACTTATTTTCACTAGAGACGATGTATACGAAATAGATGAGAATGGAGATTTTCTTTATCTTGAGGAATCAATCACCAACAAAGTGTTAGAGTATCTAAACGATACTGAAGTTGTACTGCAACAAGCATTTGATTGTATTTCTAGTTACATTGAAGATCTTAAAGTATAAAGATCATTAACTACAACACACCAACATCACACAACATCATGACTTCCAATCTGCTATCTATTGGAGTTGGCAATGCCAAACTCAGTAAGTCCACGCTGACACTTTCCTTACCAGCGGGTAGGACTTGCCCAGGTGCTAAAGACTGTAAAGCTTGGGTTAATCCATTTGGCAAGATTCAAGACGGCGAACACACTATATTTAGATGTTTTGCCGCATCAAATGAAGCGTCCTACCCCAACGCACATAAGTCTAGGGCGCACAATTTACACACAATAACAGACGCATTACACTCTGGTACTGAAGATAGTGCATGCGATTTACTAAAGGCAAGCATTGACAATAAGTTAACTAAGTCAATCGATAAGTTTAGAATCCACCCTAGCGGTGACTTCTTCAGCGCCGCATATTTACAGATGTGGCTTAACGTAATCGAGCAATATCCAACTATAAAGTTTTACGCTTACACAAAGTCGTTACAGCTGTTTGTCTTTAACAACAGCCTGATACAGTTGCCTGATAACTTCTTTGTAACAGCTTCGCACGGTGGCTGGGATGAACATCTTGAAAGTCTATTCCCACGGGTGGCTTATGTTGTAAACACTGAAGATGAAGCTGCGGAACGTAACTTAGAGGTTGATCATGACGACAGCCACTGCTTTGGTTCAAAGTCATTCGCTCTCCTAGTACATGGAATACAGCCAGCTAATAGTATTGCCGGGGCCGCTATTAGAGCACGTCGCAAAGCTGGCAAACATGCTGGCTACTCTTACAAGACTAAGCAACCATCACTTGCAGTAATTTAAATGTCTACAAATCAAGACTCAAGTATTAAGTTTCCGTGTACATCGTGCGGCCTATGTTGCACTATGGTCGGAGACATACTAGACAACAAGGACAAAGTAGAAGACCCCTTAACTAAACAACTGATCGATGAGTTTCCATATGTAACCCACGCGGGTGTGTGTGAGAAACTTGTAGATAATAAGTGTTCAGTTTATGAAGATCGCCCGACTTTATGTGACATAACCAAAGTCGCAACTTTAAGAGGGTTTGACTTGCCAACTTACTACAGACTTAACGCCACTTTATGTAACAGTTGGATCCAACTCAACAAGCTAGACAAATCCTTCCTAATCAACATGGAGCAATTCGATGACCTTAACTAAGTACAAAGTGACCGTTGACTTTGAATCAAACGACGGCGAACAATTTAATAAGACAATCATTAGACATTTTCCTACATCTAAAGATGTACAAAGATATGCCGCTGGGTTTGCAGATGGATTAGCTGTAGGCTGCGATGGTGTAGTGCTAAGTTGTGTAACTATACCAGTTAATTAACACACACATTTAACTAAACATGAAACTCACAGTCAACATCTATGCAGATCCCAGCCACAGCTGGGCCGCAATCAAACGGGATACAGCTGTAGCGATCATGGAAGATCACTTCGCAGACATAAGCGAATACAGTTACCAGCGAGGTAAAACTATTTACCTAGAGGAAGATGATGACTTCCCGTTGTTTGTATCGTGCGCCAAGGCTAAAGAAGTTGAGTTAGATATCTGCTACCATCACACAGATCGGATCAGTCAGATACGTAACTACGCTTCATTCGACCCAGATTGTAACGATACTTATAGTGTTTTGCGCTTTATAAATGATGATAGGGCTCTGCAAAGTGAGCGGGTTCGATGACCGTGGACCCACGCAACAACGCGTTAGTTTCTAAAAAGTATTGCGAGCGCCAAATTGAGTCGCAAATTGCGTACAGATTGGGTTATTTAACTTATACAAAAAATTAAATTAGTATTACTATTAACACAGTAATAAGGTGTGCCACGCGGCGACTTTAAATGCAATTAAATACACCTTAGGGTCTAAAACATGTATAGTTTTCTAAAGGTTCGCAAATCGGACTAGGATTTATTAGTAGAAAAAGAGGTTTAAAACTATAGTACGACCAAGAAACCCTCTCCTTCTGTGCGTTGTGTGCCTTTCTCCTTTGCGCTATGATTATCCAGTGATCCCTCGGATTTCCGTGCCTCAAGAACAACAAACCCGGACTACGACTCAGTTTGATGTATTTGCCAAAGATAAAGGTTCTTGGCGCTTTAAGTGTCGGGTACCTGCTACAACGGCTGAACAAGCCAAACACAAAGCGTTAATGGATTTCAACCTGCTTCCCGAAGCTGTGACTGTTTACCCTTCTCGCTGAGGCCTTATGTATATTTCTGTAAAGATAACTAGGGCTCTTGGTTTAACGTACTATATTCTCGGTTGGTACGCTCTGTTCACCTCTAGTCTTGTGCTCAGTCTGTTTCTGCTGTTTTGCGGTCTAACTCTGCTGCACCTCTAGCGGCAATGCTTGGGGCTCCTAAGCCATTGGCTTTAGGAGTAGGGGTTCGATTCCCCTCATTGTCTTTGCCTCCTGTGGAGGCATCTATTCCCTTCAACATCAAATCACATGGCAACAATCAACTTTCAGCGTCTAGTTCAGGAAGGTCGGGCAGCAGCTACGGCTTGGAATGAGTGCGACAATGCTCTGACAGCCTGTAACGAAGCTTTTGGTGCTCCGTTTGAGATCACTAAGGACAAGCTACAGACTGACATTACCGTGGCTGGCGCACACAACTTTGATTTGTCTGTGTTCAGCGGCAAGGATTCTGCCTTTAAGTTTCCTGAAGTTGAAACGAACATTATTGTTCGGATTACTCGCATACCCACGGCGCACAACAAGATCGATAAGATTGACGAAAAGATCTTTAAGCTTGAGCAGCAACTTAAAGTTGCCAAGATTGAACGCAAGAAGCTTGTCGAACAACTAGCAATAACCGGTGACGTAGATATGGTTACCGATAAAATCTCCCTTGCTTTCACCCGTTTAAAATGACAAGCCCGTATCCTTTTTTCTTGATCCTGACTGGACTTCTCCTTATAGCAACATCTGCGGGTTTCAAACCCAAGCCCCAGATGCATCAAGAAGCCCAAATCTGTAGAAACCCTGTGATGTATGGTCCAGGGTGCTGACTGTGATACACTTCCGTGGGATCCAGTGGTCGTCTTACGCGGGGCGACCATTTCTCTTTGTTTACTAGTTCAATTCATTTAACTAATCATGAATTCTTATTTGCTTTCTTGTTCTATCTCTGCCAACGTTAGGCAATCAATCCAAGTCAAGTTCAACGATCTTAAATTGCCTGCCTCAGTTGTAGACACTTTGGAGAAGAACAACACTGTTTCTTTGCGTCCAAACCTGTCTAATGCTCTTAAGGCTGAACTTGATGCGTTGCGTGTCATGCAACGGGAACTATATGACAGCTACTGTTTGCACTTTGGCGACAATCATTTTGTAACTTCAAATTACTTTGAGGAAGCCAACAACCTTATTAAATTTATTCGTGCTCAGGCTACAGTTTCTAACGCAAAACTATTTGAACTTTGGGAAGCAGAGCACAGCAAATGGTGTGAAACAGTCGAAGGTTTCTTGCACCCGTTGTTCTCTGATGAAACAGAATATGCTTTGGCCCGCGAAGCTTATTTAAAGGTGTTTCCCACGCGGCAAGAATATCGGAACCCCATTAGGGTTCACGTTGTTGGTCCCTTGCCTGTTTCACTTGAAACTGTTACAGAACCGGTTGAAGGTGACATTGAATCTTTAATTGCTCACGAAAATCTTATTAACACCAAGGAAGTTATTGAGGCAGCACACGCTAACGCAGCAGACAAAGCACTGCTCATGAGTGCTGAACTGCTAGATGATTTGGATGTGCGGACTGCTACAAAGATTGGTCGTCAACAAACTGGAGGAGATAAGAAGCGTGGCTCTTGGCAGATTACTGCTCAAAAACTTAAGCTAATTAGCGACTCCGTACCAGGCTTTGATAACTTGGCAGCACTGGCTGAAAAATTACTTAAGGCTGGTGAGTCTATTCAGGCAATAAACAGAACAGTGCGCGAAGAGGGTTGTCAGATGTTCCAACAAGTACAGAGCGACATTCGCACAGAGCTTGAGTCGATTGTATCCACGCGGGATTCTTCTAAGGGACTTGAAACTTTGCAAAAGTCTTTGGCATTGTCTAACAATTACAAGACTTTGTGCGAACAGTTAAAGACTGCGGAGACAGTCAGTGTGTTGGATAAATTAGTATCCGATGCCAACATAGAACTTGACATTTATGCTCAACGTTCCAAGCACATCAATAAGATCATTGCTCAGCGACGTGAGTTGTTTGATGCTCTCAATGGTACTACTACCACTAAACCTGTTGAAGAAGAACAAGAACAACTAGATGAGGCTGATTTCTAATGACCAGAACTTTATATGCGATACAATCTGATGTGGGCTACCTCAAAGACATTGAGGAATACACAACCGATGTCGAACAAGCAGTAACTTTTGTTTGTTTCGACATTGCGGCACAAAGATTATCTTTGTGTTTAAATAAATTAACACATGAATGTAAAGTGGTTCCTATTAAAACTTTATTCCCACGTAAAACCGCAAAACAATTTGATGGCTCGCACTAAAATCAATCGGCTTTTTCAAACAATTCCGGTTAACATACCAAATCTAACAACACCCAAAACAATAGAAGTACGTTACATGTGTGTTGCTGGAGCTGACGTTGGAATATTTCGTGTGGAGAGATTTGAAGCTCAGTTTGAGAATAACAGAATTTGTTCAATACCTAGATCAGAGAGTTCAGATTTAGCTTTTGTAGTTAGTAAAGTAGTTAGGGAGTTGCAAGAATTAGCAAAGGAAGAAACAATAGCATGGACTACATATTATAAAAAATTTCCTATGGAGTTTGACAGAACAGCAACTTACCGAGAAAATTGGCTACCGAACATCGATTGGTTGTGTTTAGAAATAGGACAAAACGAGGAAGGTATTCAGTATTCAAAATCAATGAACGGACCTGAAAATGTTAAAGTCAAGTGCGAAGTTTCACTAGACAATCTCAGAAAATTCGATGAAGATCTTCATAATAAATTTGTGCTTGCTGTTGAAAGAATGAAAGACAATTATCGTCAAGAGGTTATACAACTAACAAACAAGTACGAACAGGTATGGACAGAAACACATAATAAAGTGTTTGACGATCACGACAATAGTGATCAAACTAACTTAAGCCCTTTGGATAAAATCTTAAAGACTTACATTTTGTAAGTCTTCTCCCTACGGGCTGCGGGCCTCTGCACCATCTGCTACAATACTCACACAATTACATCAACATCATGGACAACAAACTTTTTACTGCACTCCAATCTTTCAGAACCTCTCTTAATGAGGCCACGCTGGAAAGAACATCTATCATCGATGGGCTGCTAGCTACGCTGATCAGCAAACAGAATGCTTTTCTCCTCGGAGAACCAGGCACAGGTAAATCCGACCTGGTGCGCAACATATGCAGTGGTATCTCCGACGCTAACTACTTTGGTTACCTTTTAACTCCTACGACTGATCCTTCCGAGATCTTCGGTCCGGTTGCTGTATCCAAGCTGCTTAACGACGAGTACACACGGGATGTTGTAGGGTATCTCCCTAACGCACACGTTGCATTTACAGACGAGTTGTTCCGTGGATCTTCTGCAATCCTCAACTCGCTTCTTACTCTGTTAAACGAACGCACATTTAACAATGGCAAAGAGGTCATCAACACCCCGATTCAATCCATTGTCGCTGCTACAAACTCCTGGCCTGACGAAGAATCCTTACAAGCATTCGCTGATCGATTTCTGTTCAGACCCACGGTGGAGTTTCTTAAAAAACCAGTATCGAAACGGATCCTTGATTCGTGGGCTCTTGGGATTACACAGCGACCAACAGTAGGTAAGCACATAACCCTTAAACAGTTAGAACAGCTACAACGGGAAGCAGCCACACTGCCTGTGTCTGAGGAGTTCTTAAATAAATATGGTGAGCTGTGGGAGCTGTTGGCTGCCCGAGGGATCACAATTAGTGATCGTCGTCGGGTTCAGATACTTAAGTTCCTTCGTGCTTGGGCTTTAGTTCAAGGAAGCGAAGAGCTGTACCCTGAACACATGCACGACTCTTTAATTCATATTGTGTACAGAACACAAGAGGATCAAGATGTGATTAAAGAGGTTTTAGAACAAGCTGTGCCCACGGCGGAAAAGAAGTTTAGTGATATAAAACGAGCTGCGTCAGGTGTTATGACTCAGTATCAAGCGTACGCACATAAAGCTCAGTCACGTGCCCTTTCCGAACTGAATGAACTAGTCGTTCAATATCGTGCATTCCACAGAGATATTCAAGTGTTGCGAGACAAAACTAGGGAAATGCTAGATAGTGGTAATTACCGTATGACATTACCCGTCCGCCAAATTGGCATGAAGCTGCACCAACAGCTACAGAGTTACACGGACACACTTGCAGTCGCCATAAGCGACTTCTCCAAGTAAGCTGGGATGTCTCTTCAAGATCACATGTCAGTCAAACCCGAAGACCTCGCTTTAATCCGAAAGCGACTCTCAGACTTTATAGATGCTGCGGAAGAAATCCAACCGCCAAGTGCTTATGATCAGCTGGTCAATCTGTTAATTGACTTAGATAAAGTAATCACTCGCTCTAAAAAACAAACATGAACTTAAACAAACACACAGAATTTATTCGGTTATCCAAAAACGAACCACTAACTCTTGCTTGTTCTGCTCTAACAGATTTCTTGTGGGAAGATTTCATCGGAGACGCAAGACCTAGCGTTACGTATTTGATGGATCATTACAACGTGGTTCAGCTCAGTCGCTTTGGCAAGGAAGTTTTTGAGCGTCTTTACCAAGGCGACATGGTGACATGGTTGATATCTCCAGATGATTACGAAGATTACTTTCGGGCAAAACAGAACGGAGAACAAGTTAGTTTCCCACGCGGATATAAACCAGAACATGCGTTGTGGTGGGCCATAATGAATGATCTCAGTGCGGCAGCAGCGTGGCCCCAGCTCCTGGGAAGGAGTGTAGGTAATCAATTTAACGCAGGTAACAATGCTGTAAATATTCTCAATCAACTGTCTGAAGTTATAGAGAAGCTTATCGAACAACAACAGTTTGATGTAGAACTGCTTATACAAGCAGGAGAGCAACTAGAAGAGTTTCGTAAACAGTATCAAGAAGCTACCGCTAAAGGTGACAAAGCTGCGGCAGAGGAAGCTCGTACAAAAGGAAAGCAACTAGGCCAAGCGATAGAAGATGCTGTGGCTGAGGTTAAGGATAAGATTGGAGCACAAGCCAGCAATATCGTAGACAAAACAAATAAAGATTCTAACAGCAACGAAACTGCTCTGTCAGACATGTGGGGCACATCTGCAGGCGAAGGATCCCATGGTGTTGATTTGCAGGAGAAAAAAGATTTAGCCAAGAAGCTTGCAACTAACACTAAGTTAAAAGCTATAGCTAAACAACTAGGAGCACTTAGGAGAGTATGGCGTGAACGCAGGCGAGCAAAGAAAGTAAAAGCAAGCTACGAATCTATTAACGGTGCAGTATTTTCTGATGATATAACCCGTGCTTATCCTGTCGAGTTGGCACTAGCTAGTTCACCTAACGGACGTGCATTATTTGCACTTAAGTACTCCCAAAAGACTCTTTTGACTAAAGATTACACAGCACATCAAAAGAACCTAGGCAAAGGTCCCATTGTTATGTACGTTGATGTATCCGGTTCAATGAGCGGAGCGTACGAAATCTGGAGCAAAGCAATCAGCTTTGTTATTGCAGAGGATGCTCTGAAAGAGAATAGAGAAGTTCAGATACATTTATTCGACACCAGAGTTTCGGATTCCGTGACATTATCTTCTGGCAGAAAGAACAACAAGGAGTTGCTTGATTTTGTAGGAACTTGGCATCTTGGCGGAGGTACCAGCTTCAACTCAGTTATACAGCATGCTGTATCCACAGCAAATGTTGGTGATCGTGCTGACATCCTGATGATCACCGATGGGCATTCCTCTGTCTGTGATTCATTCATCCGTACCTTGAACAAGTTTAAAACACAAACAGGAACTCAATGGAATACTATTTGTTTGGGGATTGATGTACCCGACATTGTGCATTCATTCTCAGATGATGCCTACTCTGTTAACTTATATGACGAGGAAGGCACTACAGACATTATTCAAAAATGCATTAGGTGACTACCATGCCGCGCCCCTCGATGGAACAAGTACTGGAACTGTGGCACTCGCTACAAGACCCCTCGTGCCCTAAGCACGTTGATCCCCTCATGGACGAAATGATAGGGCAGTTTGCTGATGCCCTACTGGACAAGTGGCAGTACGCAGACGATGGATGCGAAGAAGAGTGGGATAGTGAAGAGTTTGACTGGAAAGCTTGGGAGGATGCCACTCGTGGTAGGCTAGGCATGCCGCCAGACAACGGCGAGCTTCCTTACACCTAAAGTTAAGTTTAGTTAAAAATAAACATACACATTAATTCATCCTTTACTAATTTAAAAAGTCACAACTAGGACAAGTAAATGATTCTTTCTGATCAAAACATACGCGAACTGTGTTTACAAGGTTTAGTCGATCCTTTTGACGAAGAACTAATAAACCCAGCCAGTTTAGACGTGAGGTTGGGTACAAGATTGCTTATCGAAGCTGCACAGTCACCCGAACTTGTGCCTTACACGATGGAAGAACCTTACTTACTTGTTCCAGGTCAATTTGTTTTAGCTGAAACATTAGAGATCTTTAACTTGCCTGATTCAATCTGTGCAAATTTTGCACTCAAATCAAGTCGAGCTAGAGAGGGTTTAAGCCACGCTCTGGCCGGATTTGCGGACCCAGGCTGGCACGGGAGCAGGCTTACACTGGAGCTACATAACATACGACAGTTACACCCAGTAGCTATTTGGCCTGGAATGAAGATTGGTCAAGCAATATTCCATAAATTAACTCAACCGCCTTTAAGAAGTTACGCTGTTACAGGTAGATACAATAACGACTTAAAAGTAATGGGAAGTAAAGGATGACTAAAATGACACCAAAATTTCAGCCAATTTTTGATGACTGTTTAGATAGAGGTATTCGTCGTGGATACGCTCGTGCCCACAAACATGTAGAAAATCCTGGGGAAGAAATCATCTTTGACAACATTCAAGAATGCATAATGTCAGAACTGTACGAGTACTTTAACTTTAAGGAGTCAAATGACTAACCAACACTTAATCATCCCGCCACCTGAAATGGTAGAAAAGTGGGTCCGTATGCTTGAGGCGCGAAGTTTGGCGGGCGCGCAGGCGGTGCTGGCTGCCGCAGTATCAACCCATTCCCGACGAACAAGGCTGAGTCGTTAACCCTGCCTGTTATTTTTTCTTCTTAAACCATGGAAATCGCTGCCTCTCAAATTCAAATCAATGGCGTTGAGTATGTTCGCGCTGATCATGTTCCTGCACCTGCCCCAAGTGGTAACCGCGCTCTTGTGGTTGTTGATCGTGGTTGGATTTTTGCTGGAGATGTAACCAGAAAAGACGGTCGCATTCGATTGAGCCGTGCATTGCATGTGTTCAAGTGGGAATCTATCGGCTTTGCTAAGATGGTCGAAACTGCAAAAGCAGATCTGCGACCTATCGCAGACGTGGATATACCTGAAGGTGCCGAGATCTTTTGCGTACCAGTGTCCAAAGACTGGGGGCTGAAGTGATGGACGGGTTAATGCGCCCTATTGGCTATGGCTCTGGCTCTGGCTATGGCTATGGCTATGGCTCTGGCTATGGCTCTGGCTATGGCTATGGCGATGGCGATGGCTATGGCGATGGCGATGGCTATGGCTATGGCAATGGCTCTGGCTATGGCAATGGCTCTGGCTATGGCGATGGCGATGGCTATGGCGATGGCTATGGCTATGGCAATGGCTCTGGCAATGGCTCTGGCTATGGCACCTGTTCACCACATAGGAACAGGCGCCCTTAAATTAATAAACTCTGGGCAACCACGTATCAATGTGGTGTAAGTCCCAGGATCAACCCTTAATCTTTTTCAAACTATCAAATGTCTAACATTGTTACACTCAACAACGTTGAATACATCCGCGCCGATTCCATTTCCCAAGCTAAACCTAATGGTAATCGTGCCGTTGTAGTTACTGAACTTTTTGCCTTTACTGACGAACTGGAGGCACAATGACTGAACTTTCCCCCGCCGCTCAGGCGGTGTGTAAAGCGTATTACAGCACCAACGATGATCTAGCTGGTCCAGCTCTTGCCGCCGCCCTGCGGGCTGTTGCGGATCAGGTGGTACCGGAGGAGCCCCTGTATGGGGGCGATCAACGATGGGAATGGGAGCGTGATGCTCGCCAAGCGTCCCGCAAAAAGATCCTCGCCATCGCCGACGAACTAAAGGCAGTATGAAGGAACAACTCGCCATCGCCGACGAACTAAAGGCAGTATGAAGGAACAACTCGCCATCGACGACGAACTAAAGGCAGTATGAAGGAACAACTCGCCATCGCCGACGAACTGGAGGGACAATGACTAAACTTTCCCCCGCCGCTCAATCAGTACTAGATGCTGCTATGCAACATTCAGGTCCAGCGTTTGAACCAGTGGCTTGCAAAATGGTTGCCTCCGCCATCCACGCTATTGCTAGTGAGAATTGTTACGAAGCCTACGGTGATGGATGGTTTGAGTTAGTTGTAGATGTTGCAGATCTTTATTCCATCGCCAACGAACTGAAGGCATTGTCCAATGACTGAACTTAAAATTGACGAAGATTTACGCCCTTTAAGACATAAAATACGTTTTCAAGCAGGTTATAAATCTCCGTTAAAAACGTGTAGCGAATGTGGCTGCAATACGTTAAGAGTCTTAGAGTCACTGCCTTACGCCACTTTTATTAAGAGACGTAAGCAGTGCGTATCGTGCGGACATCGCATCTCCACGCATGAAATACTTGTTAGTGAAGGTGGCGAAGCTTTGAACTATGCTCCTAAACATTTTAAAAATAGAGAAAAACCTGTTACTGCACCAAAAGAACCCAAAAAACCAGTAAAATCCAGAGTACCTTTATGTGTCAGAGATGGTTGTGTCCACTGGGATGGTTCATGCACAATGGGGTTCAGTGCAGACGAGCTAGACGGTAAGAACTGTGCTTGCTTTGTTGCCGAAAATGCTCCTGACTTTATTCTGTAAAACTTTTATTCGGAGACTTTAAATGACTGAGACTAACTGCTCAAACAACTGCATCAAGACCCAGCTAAAGCAAATGCGTCTTCTCATTCAAGAAGAGATCGAGTATGCTTTTGCAGAGCGCGAAGGGAGACCGTTCGCATTTGAGACCAGGGAAGCAAACGATAAGCTTTGGGAGTTGTTTGCAGAATCTTGGATAGCCAAGAAAGAACATAAACATATATAAAGATCGGAAAAAATCCGATCATGTATTTTAAACTAAACCCTAGTAAAGCACCTCACTAATCAGCCATGAACTTTTCAAAAGAGCCACCAATTTGGTTACAGTTACATAGTGATTGGTTTCCTCCCACGGGGATCGTTATAGATTGGAATAAAGCTTGCGCCGTTTTATTAGCTAGGGTGGCCGACAAAATTGAGGTTAGGGGCGCACAAGGGCTAGACTTAGACCCAGGCGAAACTGCAGACTGGCTACGGGAAGAAGCGACGTTAGCTCAAAATAATATTGGATGGCCACATGAGTAAGGTAACATTTTCATTACCGTGGGCATTTAGATGCTGGAAACGTTATATTACGGCACCTTATATTTTAGGAAAGCATACTCTACGTTCTGAATTTTGGTTTTCTATTAACTACGGTTATTACGAAATTAAATGTTACGCCATTAAATCGCGGGTGTAACCAGGAAGTTGAGGGGTAGTACGCTCTTGCATGCGAGGAATCAAACGTTGTTCACCAGGCATAACTGGTTCTTTAAATCCACTTTTACCTCCCTTTATAGAAGTATCTTTAAACATATCGCTACCTAAACCGGCAAGTAACTCAGGGTTTTCCAACAAATATGCAGTTAAAAAGTCGGAACCGGCGTCGTACATTTAACTAAAACATCTTCAATAAGTTTAGCGCTTGTACGGTAATTTGCCTCCAAGTAAATTATTTAAAATATACTTTGCCTCATTAGTTACACGGTTTACTCATGCGAACGGCGGTTGGAAATATTAAGATTCTCTAAAACCACTTCTCGGGTTATCTTGCCTTCTATACACTGCTCATGTCAATGGACCTTTCAATGGACTTCAACTTCAACTACGGGGGAATGACCCTCGACAAACCCGAAGCGGCAGCATTGCTTCAAGCTTCTTCACCCAAGGGCACCAAGCCTTTTGAAATCGACCTGAGCAAGCTTATTGATGTCCGAGTAGTAGACAGCAACAAGCTGTTCAAACTCAGCGTTGATCAGCAGAACCCTGCCCTGGCATCGCTGGCGTTCAAGCTGGCTACAGCAAACGTCCCCACGACGGCTAAGGCTGCCCACACGGTGGTTATTACAGACAAGGAACCAGTACCAAGCTCCACCGGGCTAATGCTTGGTATGGAGCCCCTTGAGATCATTGCAGACTTAAACAAGTCCGCGTGTTACCGCAGTGTGGGCACAGCCTTGCTGTTGCATTATGCACACACCTCTGATCCCCGAGCAATGCGGGACATTGCCAGCGAGTTTGTCAACGATTGTCTGACAACTCACAAGATGAAGAAGACCTCGATCGCCTTCCGTGGCTTTACTCAAGGATCCGGCGGAAAGCTGGAGCCCGTCGATAACGCACCCAAGATCCCACGCCGGGACACATACCCTGTCAGCCCGATTTATATCTCCCTCCGCGAGGGTTTGATCTACTGCGAGCGTCACGGGCTGTTGTCCATCCGCCAAAACTATTCGGTCGGATCCCTTCGCTCCGATGCTTCACCAGTAGCTGAAAAGCTAAAACGGATGTACTACACATTCAAGTTAACCGACAAGGGCAACGAAGTTAAAGAGTACTGGGGTGATATGGAATCCTTTATTGTTAAGTTCTTTAAATCCCGTCACGTTTGATCATGACTTCAATCTTTGAACAAAGCAAGCTGACACCGGCTGCTGAAGACTGCGTTTCAGGCATAACTGAAATTCTGCAAGATGGGTTTGAAGAAGGTCTGACAGCACACGAATTGCACTCGTGCATACGGTTAGCTGTATTAAGGGAAGTAAACAAACATATAGATGCGGCAACTAATTACAGTATGTTGCTACGGAAAATAGACGAGCCGAGTTTGAACCGCCTTGTGGAGGAAGAAGACGAAGAGCAAGAAGAGGCGGAGGAAGAGGAAGAACGCGACCCGAACGACGTATATTGACCTTATAGTAAATGGCGTCCTCGCCCTTCGGGCTGCGGGGGCGCTTTCACTATGTGTAACCAAACTTCTAATGAACATCAAGTACATAACGACACCATCTGATTACACCGATTCCATTAAACTTCTAACCGGATACACGAAGCTCTGTCTTGACTTTGAGACCACGGGGCTCCAGGCCAGCATTGCCAAACCCCGACTACTCCAACTGTGCGACTCAGATCCTGCTGTCGAGGATCGCACCGTTTACGTGTTTGACTTATTTAAAGTACCCGCTGACTCATCCCTAAAGGACTTGATCGAGTCACGGGAAATGATAATCGGACAAAATCTAAACTTTGATTTACAGTTCTTACTTTCTTTAGGCATTGACTTTAAGGGTAAGATCTTCGACACATATGTAGCCGAGCGGATACTACGTGCTGGTTTTAAAGAGAAACGCATAAGCCCTGTGGCACAGAAGCCTTACTTTGCTGATGTATCTTGCAGCTTGAAATCGATAGCTTTGCGTCGTCTTGAAATAGAGTTAGATAAAGAGCAGCGTCGAACAGATTGGTCACAACCAGATTTGACGTTGGAGCAAATCGAATACGCTGCTACGGACGTTGACGTTCTCCCACGGATTGCAGCAGATCAACTGGAGGAACTCCGCGAAGAAGCTCTAACTCCTATATACAGTATTGAATCTAGGTGTATTCGTCCGGTTGCTTTGATGTGCTACACCGGATTTGGTGTTGATGTTACAAAACTAAAAGGCTTGCGGGTAACCCTAGAGGAAGACCTCCGTCTAAAAACGGAACAGTTTATTTCAGAGTTGGATTCAAGGTTGCCTGACGAAAATAAACTTCCCAGGAACGCTGAAGGTCTTATTGCGATCGGAAAGAAACCAAAGAAAGAGTTTAACCCAGGAAGTCCAGTTCAAGTAATTGCAGCTTTTACAGCTTGCGGAATTTCACTGCCTGAGGATTCGACTTCAGGTAAGCCCACGCTCAATCAAATCGCTTTATCCGAGTTTGACAGCGATGATCCGACGATGGCGTTGTATAGAGAACGGGCCAAAATAGAAACAAGACTAGAGCACATAAGTAAGCTTATTAATAACATTAATCCTGTAACGCACAGGATTCATTCTGGTTATAATCAAGTAGGCGCCAACTCTGGACGCTTTACTAGCAGCGGTGCTCCTAAGACAAAGGTAAAAGAGGTAAAGTCAGTATTCTCCGTAAACATTCAACAGGTTCCTCGATCAAAAAACTTCAGAGAATGTTTTGTTGCAGCTCCGGGTTTCAAGCTTGTTATTTGTGACTGGGCTCAAATTGAATTGAGACTTGGGGCAGAGTTAATTAATATCCCGCAGATGAGACAGGCATTTATAGACGACATAGATTTACACACATTGACAGCTAGTTTAATATATAAGATAGCGATTACAGAAGTTACTAAAGAGCAGCGACAGGAAGGAAAGACTCTTAACTTCGCCTTATTGTATGGAATGGGTTATCGCAAATACAAGACATATGCCGCACAGAGTGGTAAGATGTTAAGCTTATCCGAAGCCAAAGTAGCTCACGCAGCATTCCATTTGGCGTACCCACGGTTGAGAGCTTGGCATCATGAACGAGCAGCTTTAGTGCAAGATGGATGGGCTTATGTCCGGACGGCTTGCGGAAGGCGCCGTCTGCTGAGTTATGACGACGCGACAATGATGTGTGCTGCAAACACGTTAGTTCAGGGAAGCGGAGCTGACATACTTAAGATTGCAGTAGCAGAGCTAGGTACTCATTTAAACGACAACGTTAAACTAGTGGCTTGTGTTCATGATGAATTAGTACTGGAAGTAAGAGAAGATTTAGCGGAAGATTATAAAGATATTTTAGAGAGAACTATGGTTGAAGCAGCGGAAAAAGTACTATCATCAGTACCAGCATCCGCAGACGCATCAACCGGAGATTCATGGGCAGCCAAATAGCCGAACTTACTAAAATCCCTGACAAAACTAAAAAAGATGTATTTGCTATCCGAACACAACTGGGTTACCACGGTGGATTTCGTATCGATGCGGAGGTGTACTTAACCGAAGAAATGTTTGACTCCGCCTTACGCGCAGCAAACAAAGCTAGATCTTTAAAAAAAACATTTATTAAGTCTGTAAACATTAAGAAACATGAAACCCCCAAAAAAATGACTAAACTTGCTACGACCCCTCGTTTATACACAGAGGCCGAGATGGCTTCCCACTCCAAATTGAAGTTCAAGGAGACGTGGGCCATCATGTCCAAGGATGGACTGTACGTCCACAGCTACTTAAAAAATAATAAAGTGGCCGAGTACTCCTCCAACAGAGCCAAGGCAGAAATATTTAAAACATACGAGGAAGCTCTGTTCAGGTTAAGGACACTGGACATGATCAGCCCTAAACGCCATGTGTTAAAACGGTTTATGGTCGAAAATATTGATCCATTTAGTTGCTAAGATAGAGCAGATCTTACGTGAAGTTATGCGGTTTGCCGGAGACACTTTTAGCCGTGCGGAGTCTGCCGATGACGGCGAAGAAGATTCTTTATTAACTTCATATTTTCCAGGTTTACGTAACGTATACAAACCTAAATTTAAGATAAAAGCTAAGACCCCTACTACCACGGGGGGAAATTCTGCTCCGCCCACTGCTAGTTAAAATCTTCAATCCGAGCATAAGTTAATGGCTTTTCAGTTAGCTGGACAAACATTAAAAAAAGGTTCTTCCTTTAGTGCTGGGGACACACTGTTCCCTTCTAACTGGCTTGAACTGTCAACTCCAGAAGAACGAAAAAACATAGGCATAACCGAAACCGCCGATACTCCTGCTGCCGAAGATACACAGGAACCTATTCGACTAGCGGGTGGCGGAGAGCCGACATCAAGCGCAGATAACACAGACACCTTATCGGAACCTAACAAACCAGAATCTGGTCCAGGCAGCGATGCAGAGTGGAATACTTTTTTGGAAGCTTTAGGAGCAGGTTTTGACGGCAGTGAACCTAAAGAAATCGCTGGCAATCGCTTTACTGTTTCTGAAACAGGATTAACTTATAACAAACCATCACGTGGCTCAGCCTTAAGTTACGGATTGAACCGAGTAGAAAAACCAGTCGAAGCGCCTATTAAAACTGATCTACTTCCGACTGCTCCAAGTAAACCTGCTGCTGCCGCGCCGCCGCCCGGTGGGGGATCTAGTGTTACATATACTCCACCCGCAGCTTACGAAGCACCTAAAGATAACATTGACTGGGGTTCTCCGGAACCCGAAGAGACCCCGCCTCCTAAACCTCCAGAACCTAAAGCTCCAGAACCTAAAGCTCCAGAGGAGCCTCAGGCGCCCGCACCTACTCCACCTGCTCCTACTCCACCTGCACCTGCCAGTGCTCCGCAAACGTTAGCGATGACTAGGTTCTATGATCCAACAATCGGAGGGCATGTATACACAAGTAATCCGTCCGTAGAAAATTTAGGAGGACTATCTAGCGAAGGTCAAGCTTTTAATTTATTTAAAGACTCAGCTCAGGCTCAAGGAGCTACGGATGTTTACCGTTTATTTAACCCAAGTTCAGGTGATCATTTCTTTACTACTGATATAAATGAAAAAAATGTTGCAGCAGGGGGAGGGTATCGTGTCGAAGGAGTAATGGGTGCTGCATCAACAAGCGCATCAGAAAACACAGAAGCCGTTTTAAGATATTTTAATCCTCAGTCTGGACAACATTTTTTTACTAGCAATCAAAATGAAGCTAACACTTTAGCAAATCAAGGATACGTTAGCGAGGGCGTAGGCTTCTACGCACCCAAATCCTCTTCAGCGACACAGAGTCCTGCCCAGCAATACTGGGAAGCCGCTAACAGTTCTCGTGGTTACGATTAAATAACACTTTATGAATATTGATAAAGATTATCAACTTGAAATAATAAAGAACAACAAGTTTGTAAAGTTAGCTTTAGAAGCCAGTAATAGTAACCACGCTGTGGCTCAAGCTGAAGATATTTGTCGTGCTTTAGATGCAACTTCATTTAACTTACGATACACAAAATACAGAGAAACTCCTTTGGCTACTTTGTTTAAAAAACTAGCTACAAATATGTATGATTACCGAACATGCGAACCTTGGACAGAGACTTTCAGCAATAACGTCCCTTGCATCTATGTGTTTAAACAAAGGTACTACATCCGAAATTTAATCCTCAAATACTTAGATATACCCAGAGAAGGTGTTGTGGCTCGACCGAGCTGCAATTGTAAATCCTGCATAAACCCATACCACTTCTCCTACAAATCAGGAAAAAACTCAAAATTAACTGGCGCGGACACCAATATGCTCCTAGCATTTCTAGGCCAGGGCTCTGGGGTAACCCAGGCTGCCAAGGCTCTAAAAGTCCACCGTTCAACTATTTACCGGAAACTAAATCGTGAATGTCTTTCTACTCGGTCTGACGATCACAGAACCAGCCCAAGAAAATGAAGGCGTAATCAACGTCTTAGCTGATTCTCTACCCTCCAACGAAAAACGTGTACACACAAAAGTTCAACTCCTTCAAGACAAAAACCACTACGTAGGAAAACTACTACAGGATCTTAAAAAATCAGATACTGTACTAGCCATTGGACCCACGCGGCCAACACTGGATGGTGTTCTCCAGATGCAACCTATGTTGGTTGTAACAAGAGATAACTTCGACGATCTGCTGGCAATCAACCTCTTCATTGCAACAGGCGGTCTCGGACCCAAATCCGATGAGGTCGAGCTTTCAGACACAACGGTTACCAACCGGTCACTAGCTTGGCAGTCTGAAAACTCAGAGACTAACTGGATAAAACTGACAGCCTGGGCCGAGCTTTCTAAGCAACTCTCAGAGCTAGCTCCCGGAACTCCCACGATTGCCGTGGGTAAGGTATCCACGAGTGAAAAGGATGACAAAAACTACCTTAACTACACTCTGGACAAAATCCTTTACCTCCCCAAATCTACGAAGTCCGCACCCAAGAAAGCTGCTGATCCTGAAAAAGGTAAGGTAGCTGCTGCGGCTATTGGTTCTATTGATTTCTCCCTTTGATCTAGGTATCTAACTATGGTATTCATCGCTGGCAACTTTTCCGAAGACGAGATTCTCGCTAACGTTCCTCCCCATACACTACGTATTGATCTCCAAGCTCGTCGCTGGAAATCAGACGTGGACTCCGATTCCGCGATTGTGGATGCGAACGACAACGGGATTCCGATCGAGTTCATCCTTATAGGTTTTACGCCTTACTTCGGCAACCTAGGGATGCGGAACCAAGAGGAGTTTCTACGCATCGCTTTCATTGGTGTGTCCCCGAACCACCGGCTGCTCCCGCCACGCTGTGTAACCACGGCGATGATTTCTGGTAAATCCAGCCAGAAAAACTTTATCTCTTACTTCCAAACCCTGTATAACAACAGGATTAACTGTGCCTCCGTGGTAACGAGCAGCAAGTTTGTAACGAAATCTTTCAACGAAAGGGATCCCGTTACAGGTGCTGACGGAGCCAAGATCAACTACAACGCTTTGGACTTTAAGGATCGTCCTGCAGAAAGCGCCGAAGAAAAGAAACTCGTCGAGGATATCAACGAGTGGCTTGCAGTCGAAGGTGCTTCATCCGCAGCACATTGCCTTAAATCGCACATTCCCGGCGCCAACTTGGTGGAACTGCCCTTGGGTTCAGACCACGCGGCGATCAAGGCTCAGTTTGCAGCCGAGAACCCCTCGCAGATTGGAGGGTCCTCAGGGTTCCAACCTTCGCTGCCTTCCGCTAACGCAAAGGATACAGAGGAAGCTCCTGCCGCCCCTCCGCAGCCCAAGCGCAAGAAAGCGATGGAGCTTACGGAAGAGCAGGCCAAAGCCCTGGGGATTGACTTCTAGGCTACAATTCCCTGTTGAAGCCCTCCGAGCACCGTACCCACGGTGCTTTTTTTATGGCAATCAGGTAGACACAGGATTACGTTTGATTTCCTGAGGTGCAAGCAACGTATCAAACGAAGGCAAAGTTACACCCGTCCGTACACAGTGTTTAACTAAGCCACTAAAAAGCCTATTCCGTATAAGTGACTGCTTGTGTACCATATCAAATAATTTAAGTAAATCTTCTTTCTCTAGTTTTTTAGCGTCCATAAGGACTTGTTGATGTATAAAGTTTTGTTCAGTATCAAGCCATTCAAAACTTAACATGTTTTTAATGTGATCCGCCTAAATCTAGCAGACACACTGTGGACAGACAAGGTGATTTGCATTACAGTTCGGATC